TCGTTAGCGTTGGTGCGATTACAGCAGCACTTGTCGGAAGTGCTGACATAACGCCAAAGGTCATCGCTGCAGCAAGACCTAGGGCAATTTTCTTAAATGAATTCATTTTTCTCCTAGTTTGTTTTATAATAAATTGAAGTTGCCAAGATACTCCCGAACCTGTTCAGGCATTTCCCGACTATCCAATTCTACCATACGTTGTTCTTTCTCCGCAACTTTTCTTGCCGAACTAGACCAAGTATGAATATCAATCTCTATATTAGTACTCTTTGGTGTATGAGATAATGCACCAAATACCGCCCCAGTTACTGCGTCAGATAAGTCTTTAGACTTTTTACGGGGGTGATCAACCTTCTTATCATTAATAATTTTAAGTTCAGACATTTCATCAAGTAATAGTGGAATATGTGGCATAGCGACACGCTCTTCATATATCATCATTGCAAGATCTTCATAGTGTTTTTTTCCAACAGAAACAGTATCAGTTCTGATTCCTACCGCCTGAAGTTCTTGCTGGATATCAAATGATTGCCATCGGTCAAACGTAACCATTCCTAAATTAAATCCTTGTCTACGAAGGTTTTGAATCCATTGTTTTACGTCAGAAAGATTTACTGGGCCTTCAACCTTTGGTTCCCACCAAACCACTGCATCAACAATAATGATTGGTGCTACCTGCTCATAGTCTTTAACTACTTGTAGGTTTACCCACTTATCAACATGTGCAATTGCTACAGCACACTTGTCATGCTTCTGTGCAAGGTCAGCATGAACATAGTAAATTTTATCTGGGTCTGGTTTAAAAGATTCGTCAAACCTTTTATTACTGTCAATAGGATTTCTAAGTGTCATACATTTTTCAAGTTTATCTTTTTGCTTAAAGAATGCATCGGATGCAAATGTTGGAACACAAGCAAAGCGTTGCATTGCATCTCCCATATCTGTAAAAAATGCCAACTTAAAATCATCAATCTTACGAGTTGGATTTACTACCCATGTAGGTCTTTTTAATGCAAACACTCCAGGATATTTATATGCAACTATCTGATCTTCATCCCATGCAATATCTAAATAATTACCCTCAAGTTCTTCTGGAAAATCTGGATTCATTATGAACCTATGTGTATGTGTTATTGTTTCTTTTTCCATTATTGAATCTTCATATTTTTGTGAGATAAAGTCCCCTGGAAAACGGGGGAATGAAAGCAGCGCAACCTTGCCTAAATCAGGGAAACGAGAGTCTACAGAAGCACGAAATGCTTTGTAGATATTATCAGCAGTCTTACCTTGATCATTTCCAGTTCCTACTTCTGTTGCAAAACCAGAAATCTCATCAAGTACCGCAAGAATTAAGTTCAAACCCTCATGCGATTCACGCTCTGAGTGTCCAGAATAAACTGTGATTGCTTTATCAAACTCAATGCTTTCTGCCTTTGCGTTATATTTTCCTGCAAACCATTCAGACTTTTCAATCTTAGTTTTAAAACCTTTAAAGAAAACATTCTTAGCCTGTTGAGCGTTAATAGCCACGTTAATAATATCAATAGCATCTCCCGCAGGCTTGCCAAAGTATCTAGCAGGGTCTTTTAAACATAACAACTTATATACTATATATGCACAGGCTACTGTAGATGTGAAGTCTTTTCCAGATCCCTTGCCAAGTTGCAGAATAACTTCATTCTTGGTGTACTTTTTATAGTAACGGTGTCCTTCTTCTGCACCCAAAATATCTACAAGATCTTCTTCTCTATAGATTTGACTCATTGCTTCCACGATATCGTACTGAATATCTGATAATGGTGGTTGGTTAAGATATGCTTCACCCTCAACAAAGGTTTTTGCATCTACAGGAAGTTCCTCAAAATTATTATTTTTTAAGGCTTCAAAAAAATCATTGAACATTGTGGACAACTGTAATCACTTCCCCATCTTTTGCAACAGCAGAAAGCCTATGCATAATCAGGTCACGAATCTCTGGATGAGAGGATGCAATATCTCTTAAGATGCCAACAAGAACATCTTGTCTTTTTTCAATCTCAACCATCTCTTCTGCAAGTTCTTTATTTTCAAGAAGTCCAGCCTTTTGTAGCATGTCAATTCTTGCTTTTTCAATATCAACAACAAGTTTGATTGCAGCAGTCTTTGCGCTAAGATTATTAGTCATACTTGCTTCATCAATAACTTCATAGGATTTCGTTATTAGTTTTCCGTAGTGTGCATCCATGGCTGCTAGTGCTTCTTTTGCACGAGCACGAATAGCATCATTAGCAGATGCCATTACCTTCCATTCGTTAATAAGTTCAACTACTTTTACTCTTGGAATTGAAAGTTCTTTAGATATTTTTGTTGGGTCTGTGCCCTTTAAATATTCAGAAACAACAAGGTTGACCTGATCAAGATGTTTAATTAAATCTTCTTCAGTTGACATATTTTCCTTCTAGTCTATTAATTTCATCTTTAATATAAAAGATTGCTTTCTCTAAGTCCTGAATTGTTTTTGCTTCATCTTTAAGACCTGCTCTCCACAGGTACTTAAATGCATTACCAATATTAAAATTTCTATGACGAGTAATCTGAATACATTCTACTCCAGATGGGTCTGAGGTGTAGTGCATAGGGTGATTAACTTGGTCAACTGTTATATTTAAATTTTCACTCATCTTCATTGTCCCAATCAAATGCCTCTGGTAAACCTCTTAGTGATGATATAGCAAAAGCAAATCCAGCCATACCGATTACAGCACTAGCGATTAATATCTTCTCAATCTTCTTCATCTCTTTGATTTCCTTAGTCCAAATTTAGCAAGGTAAACATAGATGGTTTCTACGCTAGTCCCGCATTCTTTTGCAATATCTTGTGGACTTTTCTTGTCCATGAGATAGCGCTTACGTAACCAAACTTCGCTTGTATATAGTTTACCAGCCATAGTATTATTTGTCAACTCCAATTGCTTTATTCCAATTATTTATTGCCCAGTGGCCAATACCGCAGGCATCTGCAACATCGTTATCTGTAATAGTTTTATCATAAATAGTATTGATAAACCTTATAGTTCTTTCTTTACGAAGATTACGTTCATAAGTTTTGTACCAAGATACAGACTTTCCAGGATGCTGGGCACGAATATAAAGTTGTTCATCCTTAGATATTTTCTTGTTGCCAATGTAGTTTTGCCATGTAATTGGGGAAACTTTTCCAAAGGTATCAATTCCACAAAGACCTGCTGCACCTAATAGTGCACCTTGTACCAATGCAAGATCTGCAGCAGTCTTAGGACTATTCATGAATACTGTGTGCTCAATTACTATTGCGTCTACCATGTTAAACTGATCAAACAATCCCTTGGTTTTTTTGCAAGCATCTGCAACCTTTTCATAAATGTCATTACCAGTAAAATTAATTTTACCTATAGTGCCTATGTTTTTAAATGAATAAAAAGCAAAGGCAAGACTATTAGTGCTTGCATCAATAGCACAAATATTATTAGGTTGCACTGGTCCACCCCACTTAGTTTTGTTCATAATCAATAAAACCTTTTAATTCTTTTAACATTTTGTCAACTGCTTTTTTACTTATATTACAATTAGAACAGAAACCTGAGTCGTTGTAGATTGATAAGTCAACTCCACAACCACCCAAGCATTTTCTAATCTTGCCTATTCTCTTTTGTCTACGAGTTGCCTGATAGCGTTCTGCTATCTTTTCTTTTGTAGCCTCGTCTCTACAAGATTCACTACAGTAAATCTGGTAAGAAACTTTTGGTGTGAAGTAGTTATCACATCTGCTACAAAGTTTCACTCAATTCCTCCAGAGAAGCAATCTTTATTGTTCCATCTCCTGCTTCAGCACATGCTGCTTTTACGGGACATGTTTTGCAAATCTTTGAGTTACCACGATAATTTTTAGTTGGAATTGTTTGATCGTTCCAAGCCTTACGAACATCACGCATCCATGTAAATGCATACTCAATCCACTGGCGATAATTATCATTTACTTCAATAGGAATAATCATAAGGTCATGATTATTTTTGTTCTCGTAAATAAGTGCACCCTTTTGCTTACCAAGAATCTTCATATAAATAAGTAACTGTACTAAGTGACCAGCCTTTGGCTTATTTGTCTTCTTGCGATATTCAAAAGCCTCACTCATCATTGTTTTAATTTCACCAACAATTTCTTCGCCCTCCCAATTTAACATTACGTCTCCGTAACCAAAAATTGGGGGATCATTTGCAATTACTTTAAACTCTGTTGTCTTTTCACCCTTATCATTAACATAAGGCACAGCAATTCCAGACTCTAGCATTGCCTTCTGAATTCTATCGTGACCCATTGTTCCAGAACTCATATTAGCAACACCATAGGCATCTGTATAATCGTCAAACACATTTCCGTTAAATGCTAAATACCAGTAGCGTGGACATTGACCATGCTGGTATGCAATAGTTGATGGAGCAAATGATTTCTTTACTGTCATCTTTGGACCACGACTTACCGTGTATCCAGAATTAATCTTGGCTATCATATCTTCGGCATTAAAGATTGTATTTTGTTTCGTTATTGCATCTTTCTTTTCTGCCTCTTTTAACATAACCTGCTTTAGTAAACTTTTTGTCATTTTTATATTCCCTTTGTTTATATAAGTATAGCAGGTTAGCGCATAATATACTTGAGTGCTGAGACCAAGTTATTGATAGATTCTGCTGCTGTATAGTAAATATTTTTCTTTGCCCGATCATTTTTATCTACATTGGCCATCCATGTAGCCTTGAAAGCCATCTTTGCTGCAATTGCCTGCAGCCTTACAATTTCAATGCTTGCTACTTGAGTTGGAATGTCAGGCTTGATAATTACCTTTGCAATAAATGTCAGAGCAGCAGTTAGTTCTTCATCCTGCATATAGTCTGCAATCTCTGTCAATCCATTTACCATCTCTAGTGTTGTTTTTGCTGGTTCAATTTGTTCAGCCATTATGTTCCCCCTCCGTTAACTGTTCTAGCAAATCTACTTCTATTACTGCAAGACGAACCTTTACATCCCCTTCTCCTAAAACAATAAAAATTGCTGGATCATTATGGTTTTTAATTGCATCAGTTACAGCCTTAGCCCAAATATCTTTATTTATGGTAATGCCTTTTGGATATTCTTTAAAATCAACTGTAAAGTTTCTCCATGTGGCATCACCTTTATGTGTTCCACGACCAGAGTTTTTATGCTGTTTTGCGCCAAGTCTTCTTGACTCACTTCTTTCGCTCATAATCCTTCTTTGT